ACAATGAACATTGACCGACGGGGATCGGGTGTATCAAATACATCGTAATGATGATCGGAGGCAATCCTCTGAAACTCTCGGACCAGTTCTGGAAGAATCTTTTTTACAGCTTTGAAATTGTAAAAACCGTAATAAATGTCCTGACTTGAAAGATCGCAGTTCAGGACATCATAAATATATACGCTACAAGCGTTGCAGTTATGGGGTGTTGTCATATTATGTATTACCAAGAAGTCTCCTTACGAAGCATACGATCCTGGATGCTCTCATCATCATCTGTAACAGGAAGCTCTACAGACTGCTCTTCCTCGGGATTGTTGATAACCTGTGGAACGAACTTTACCTGAATTACAATGTGTGAATATCCAGAATATTCAACTGTAATCTTGACATGACCAACATGCTCCTCAAGACGCTTGATGATTGCGTAATCACTGATCAGCTTATACTTATCAATATCATCAATCTCAGGATCATTACAAGTCACATACCGAGGAATGTTAGGAATATGAAGGACAGGCGGCTTACGATTGAAGAGAGCCTTTGCAAATACCTTTACTGGGCCCGCTGACTCGATATAGCCGAGCAACTCATTAAAGACTTGAGAACCCACGTTCCTATGATAATCATTTCCACGATTGATAGATCCCATAATGTACTTGCACTCGGAGTTGTTGATGAGAGGCATTTGTCTTACAGTTACAGCTTCGGTGTAGATCCGTTTTAGCCGAGGAAGCTCAATAGGAACACATTCAGCAGGTGAGAGACAACAACTGCTGCTGCACCCAGAACACCTGCACCCTGCCAAGAGACAACCCCACCCGATGTGTAGGCATTCGGAATGTAGCGGAGCAAGAGGTCACGAGGTGCTGATAGAGACAGGATCACTGTAGCCAAAAAGAAGGAAATATACAGAGTCAAGTTGGACCACATCAGTCGCATCATCGGGAGTGACGGCTTGAAAGAAGGCGCCATCTGTGTGCGCTGAATATGGTCGGAACCAGAAACGCCATGCATTGGAGGCATTGACTGAGGGAGCTGAGGCGAAGGAAGCAGGGCGTCCAGGGAAGTTGAATCGTCCATTGTTTATGAAGGAGACGGGATTTCACAAGTTGCATCTTCCACGCGATACTTGTAGCATTTTCCATCTACCTTGACCGTCTTATCTTCCACATCCTCCAATGGCACTCCGAGAACACGATAGGTAGCGTAGTTACGATGAAACAGGAGTACGGAGATCCCAAGCCCGATGATAAAAGAGAAAAAGGGACCCGCACGTTCAAGTGATTTTGTGATGTCTAGCATTACTTCTTGTTGAGACTTGCGAGTAGATTAAAGGAATCGGCCTCAGCTCCACAGGGAACCTCAATGGCGTGGGTCCGAACACAACCTGTGTCCGTATGGAAAACATCCTTGTCATACGGAGACGGAACGGCAATTTCTTTACGCGTAGGTGGAACGATAATACAAGCTATTAACATTCCCACGATGATCCCCGCTACAATCCACTGGAGATGGAACATTATACTACAGCAGGGACAACTTTCGCAGGCTTCATTTCCATGTATTTAAAATATGCAAGCGCAACTGGTGTTGTGATCAATCCAGAATAAGGAATGAGAATTGCTAGACCCGTCAAGACATATGCAAGGATCAGTTTATTCTGCAACACAAAGAGTCGATACGGCGCAACAATACTGAAGACCCATAACAGTGTCATGACGATTGTAAATACAATCTTGGCAATCTGTGTCAAGATTTCCCATGTTCCACCCGAGAATGTCTCGGGCATTTTGAATGGAGCCACTGCGGGCTTTTCACCGAATTTCACCTTCTGTCCATCTGGAATCGCAACAGTCTTTTCAGCCCCCTTATCATCAATGAACGTAAGAGTCAAACGACGCCCAGTTACGATGTTTGCTGAGGATTGAGACTCTGCAACCTTCTTTTGTAACATACTAGATTCAAGCTGATTCTTTTGAAAGTTAATACATTTCTGATCCTGTGCATTTCCACCACACAGTTTAACAGCATCCTCATTGATCTGTGTCTTCTCAGAATCACTAATCGTCACGGTCTTGGATCCAGTCAAAAGATCGATTGCTGGAACAAGGCTATTGTCTGCAACAAGATCCAAATAGCCGCCCTTTGCCTTTTCGATCATTGAGTTGGTAATATCAGTTGTAGATTTTTCATCTCCCCACGTGGCACTCTTAATTGTGATGCTCATTATTAGTTAGCGAATATGAAATTCGCAAGACCGCTTACGATACGAAGGAAGTTGATTGACTCAACATAAACAGCAAGGTTATACGTGTATGCAAAGATAACGCTATCTCCATTCGTGTTTCGAACAACTGACACAATGCTATCTGGAGGATACAAGAGGGTTCCATCGGGGTTTGTCAGTAGAAGTTGAGCAGCTGTAATAACAACGGGGTTCGGGCTAAACACAGTTGACTTCAGAACGCATACGGTTGACTGAGATGCAACCCCCTGTGCAGTAGGTAGAGGCTGTTGGAGTCCAAGTCGTAGAATGACCTTATTAAACATGCTTCCATTGATCGCTCCACTGGGTTGATACATATCGTTGTTCAGCGCAAATGAATACATATACACTCCTGGAATGATAGGACTATCTCCAGTTGTATGCTTGTACATCTGAAGAAGTGAGAAGTATCCACTTGGTTTGATAGCGAATCGTTCCTTGCCATCCAAAAGAATCTGACCAGTCACGATTGGATCACGGGGATACACAGATGTGATTTGCTGCTGACCGCTTGAATACATAAATGTCTGTGTTTCACTTGAATTCGTAATGGATGAAAAGACATCGTTTGCAGTTCCTGTTGAGGTGAATGGAGCCACCTTAGGATTATCCCAGTTTGTGTAGTTGTCCCAATCATTGGTGAGAATCTTGTCTGAGCGCTGCGTAGACCATACAATACGAGTCACCAAATTAAAGAAGGGGATTTCAATATCTGAGTTACCGCCATACTGTCCAGGGTTGTTGACGAAGGTGACTGTTTTAACCAAGAAGGTCTGGTCAGCAGTAGCGAGCTGTGCCATCTCCATCTCCGTGAGGTAAATGAAATTGCCCTCCAAATAAGGATCTGGAAAGAATGTTGTCAGCGCTGGATTACTCAATGCACCCGTTGCAAGAGGGGGTGATAGAAAACGCCCAATACCATCATTCGAACGAATGCGCTGTCCATATGTAGAACTTGTTGGAGCCACATCAATCACCGTATAAAGCTGATTCAACGGGCGAAAGGTGACATTGATATAGACATCTGAGTTCTGCATTGACACCAGAGGAAGCGCCATTCCAGGGTTCTCTGCAAACCAGAAATGAAGGGGAATAATCAACTGACGAGATCGGATAGAGGGTTCAGGAACCTTCGTGTTTGGGATTCCACCAGGCTGGTTAAGGGGTGTCACAGCATGAGGATACTGTCCAAGACGACCATATGCATTTGCAGGGTCCTTCAATTCAGGAATATTACCAACCATCTCATCTACGATTGCACGCTTATTAGGGTCGTGAGTCAGATACGAGTAGAACTTGAGCCACTCGCCTGTGAGCCTCTGAAGAACCACACCGTTTGCAGTAACCTCGACGTGATCAATCAAGTTGTAACCGATGTTGTCAATCCACTTAAACTCATACCCAATTGCAGTGGATCGCTGATCATATCCGGCTGGCGGAAGGACGTTGTATCCAAGATAGGCGAGCGGCGACCAAATATCAGGAAGAGTTATCATAAGATACGTATCGTGGAGTAGCTGAGCATATCGATCAATTCGACAAGAAATAGTCCTCGTTGTCGTAGGTGAAAACTCAAGATTTGAAGCGGTAAATGTCATTCGGATTGACTCCATGGCGAAATTCGTATGGCGACGATAAACAGCGCGGAAATGCGTCATGGAGGGGCTCCCGTGGACAAGTTCATTCTGTGCCCCAATGGCAACCAATTGAAGGAGTGCACCTGGCATTATTAGTATCTACAAAGAAGGGTTTAGACCAGATATGTCGTAGAGGATGTGTTTGCTGGGACACAGCAGGTTGATGTATAGGTTTTTCCAAGAGTAGCGGGACCAAGTGTATTGATCCCAACACCTCCAACAAAAATATCATATCTATCAGACTTGTTGGCGATGACGCCAATGTATTGGGTGTTGTCGCGCCGCTTTTGTGGGGGCTGAGCGACAGCCAGTGACTTTGCGATGATCTGGCGCTTCATTTGAGTCAAGTAGTCTTGTGCGGAATTCACTTGCATTTGTGATTTATACGGGAAAAGAGTATCACAGTAAATGAGGTTCGTTCTCGTTAGCACACATGTGGATCAGACAACTGGATATTCGAAGGTGGTTATTAACCTTCTCAAGCAGCTGAGCACTCTGGCTCCAAAGGTCAAGACCTATCACTTTGGATTTCAGCGTCATCCATCTAGGGGGAATCTTCGTAAGGTCCCAGATGGAGTCGTAGCGTATGACGCAGCTGCAAATGAGGACCCGAAGGAGGAGGGATTTGGATTCAACAAGATTCACGAGTATTTGGAGATGGTAAATCCAGATGTTGTAATGATCTACAATGATCCACTCATCATTCACCGATTCATTGAGGCGATGAAGTTTAAGAAGGGTGAGTCACCTTACAAGCTCTGGCTCTACGTAGACCAGGTTTATGAGGGAATCGCTCCACCCCTGATTGAGACGATGAACAAGAATGCTGATCGTATCTACTGCTTTACAAAGCATTGGGCGGATGTCTATGCCAAGTATGGCGCATTTCCGGATATTCGTGTCTTAGAGAACGCAGTAGACACATCCTTCTTTTCAAAGCTTCCAGTGTCTGCCCGCTCTACCATCCGAGCGTCAATGAACCTGAATTCTGATGCAATCCTCATGGTGAATGCAAATCGCAACACTCAGCGCAAGCGTCACGATCTTGCAATTATGGGTTTCGTTGATCTTATTCGTCGCGATCCTAAGAAGCCGTATCATATGATGGTCGTCACAGGTCTCAACGCCCAGCAGGGTGCATACTATGATGTGAGTCGTATCTATCAGACTGAGCTTGTACGTCATGGTCTTGATCCAAATGAGTTTTCCAAGCGCCTTATGATGGTGGATACATCAGCTAAGCCGGTTCCAGACGCATCAATCAACGAGATCTACAATGCAGCTGATATTGGTATCAATGTCTCCGACGGTGAGGGATTTGGACTCTGTCAGATTGAGCATCTCTACACGGGTGCTCCTCAAATTGTGACAGACATTGGAACTTATCGTGCATTCATGGACGAGAGCGTCTGCACATTTGTCCCACCGTGTGACCGCACCTATTTTCCAGGAACAATGCCTCTGGGTCTTTGGGCACCGACCTTTGACTACGAGATGGTTGCAGATGCAATGCAGGCTACAATCCAGAAACTCTCTGAGAAGAA